CATCGTCTTCATCACTTCCGCCGTCAGTAAAGAATCCACGGTATTCTTTAAAGATGATTCCACGAACCGCAAAAAAAAACTATTGGCTGACTTAATTACGTTGATTGGTAGGTCTAAGAATTCCTCTGCCCTTTCAGCGGAGACCTTAGCCTCGTAGGCCTCGATTTCGATTTTATCCTTAGTCTCTTTGATGACTGGTCTGTAGAGGATAGCAGCAATCTGAGCAAGCTTTTGATCGTTGTTATCTGAAGCCAAAATATCCAAATCAGCAAACTCTCCCACGGTCATATCTTCCACTTTGGGTAGGGAATATTTCTTGCCCTTGAACTCGATGATGGGTTGGATATCGTTGGTGTTACCGTTGATGTTTGTGATCCTGTAGATTGCCTCGTCCCAGATCAGTAGCCATTCTGTGAACTTCAGCTTCTTTAAAGTCTCTTCTGGACAGTCAGTTAGAAGTTCTACTAATTTGTATTCTGATCCTTTATCTGCCATGTTAACTATCTTAGTTAACTCCATGTAGTTTCTGAAAGTGATCTCCTTGAATACGTAGTCGGTTTTGTCTATTGTGAATTTTGCTTTCATTTTATTGCAGATTTAAATGCTCTCTTTAGTTCGTTGTTAATAAGGTTAACCATAAAGGTCTCTAACATCATAGATATCCTCACCTTAGTTGCTTCATTTATTGTCATCCAGAAACGGGGTTTAATACCACCGATGCCTTTGCCGGGGTTTCTGTTAAATGCTCCTCTTTGGGTTTCGTCCACTCTGTATTTCTCGGTTCCAAGATCTAAGTATTTTCCATAACTTGGGTAACTATACACAAAGTCAATAGCGTTAGGTTTAACTACCGCCCTAACTCTTACTCTTTTGCTAAACGGTTTTTGTTTGTTTAGTTCAGCTTCTAAGAGTCTGGAGATAGCGTTTGCTTGCTTAGTAATTTCCTTATCCATTATTCAAAGGCGGCAGAGCAAAGGTTAAATGGAGACTTAACTATCACGTTGATCTCTGCTGACCAGCCCGTGAGATTGTTGTTATAGGCCTCGGTGAAGGGTAAGAGGTTAATTGGGGTTTCCAATTCTATACCTACTGTGTCCCAGTCTGTCATAATGATCTTGGAGAAGATATCCTGCATGATCATTAGGGTAGAGTTATGGGTATTGATTCTAAGTTTCTCGTCGTTGTCTCTGGAGATATCAGCCACAATGAAAGTGAATCCCAAGACCATACGGCCAAACCTATCCAAGGTAGAAAGGGTTGGCACCATGAACACCAAAGGAAATCTCTGGAAGGTATGCACTTCAGTCTCAATGTCTACGTCACTAAGTTCTCCTACCTGGAATTGCTTTACAGACATTTGGGATAGCGAAATGCTTTCGAAGAGTTCTACGACTTCTTTATATGATGCTGGTTGGTTAGCCATGTTCGTTTTTGATAAGTATGATTTGTTTAGTATTTATCGAAGATTTTACCACACCTCAAATCCCTTTCTGGGTTTGCCTTGGACTGCATACCTCGGTCCGTCCTGAAGCGAAGCAACAGCATACCTCAGTGCGTCCATAGCGTGGTTGTAATTGTCGATGGGTTTGTCAGTTCCCGTTCTGTAGGCGTAGTTGTAGTATTCCTCGATCAGGTTTTCTGATTGGGGATTGGCGAACACCTGGAACGTATGGATCTTGTCAATCCCAGATCTGATCGAGTCCGGACCTTTCTGGGCGGGGTAGATATTTTTCCAGCCCAGTCTTCTTAGAGTCTCTATCGATCTGGGATCCGCTGAGTCGGCGTAGATGCTGGCGTTCTTAGGAACTCCCGCCTTCTCCATCTGGTGGGAAAGATCTTCTGTGGTCAAGCCTCTTTGGTAAACCAGTTCTTCCACCCACAGTTTCTTATCCCGTTTACGGACTCTGACGAGGGCTGTCGGATCTGAAGCAAAACCAAAGTCTAATCCATACACCACTTCAGACTCCTGATCGTATTGGAATTCAAAGGACCAGTTCTTGAAAACGGCTCCTTCTCCAATATCTCTCCAGTTGCCAAGAATGTGGTGTGAGTAGTATTCGGGGTCGGAGTATAAAGACTCTTCCCATTCCTTTACTTTGGATTGGTCTAAGTTTTCTTCGTTGTCTTTGTAGGTCGTGTGAATGTAACCGTGGTTGGATTCCCATTTGGGGTTCGGCTTACCATCTGGCAGATAGAACCTCTTGAAGATCCATGACTGCTTGGAGGTTGGGTTGAAGAGTAGGAAGATTCTTCTTTCCACCCCTTTGGTCCTGAATGAGTCTATAAGTTTTAGGTATTCTTCCTCGCTGGGTAACTCGGTCGCTTCGTCTATTAGCAAATGGGTTACGCGGGCTAAGCCTTTACCTCGTGCTGTCATTGTTCCCTCTGCCAACTTCATCGAGTGGGTGATGATCATATTCTGGTTGGTCTTCGAACAGATCTCGTCACCCTTAACCTCGATGTATGCGGATAAGCCCCAATCGGAAATAATATCCACTATATCTCGGTAGATAGAATTGGTCAGTGCCCTGGAAGTGTAACGTGCTATTACTCCTCTGAAGTATTCGTCGGACATTAGCTTCATTACGAAGTAGGCGGCTACATTAGTTGTTTTACCGCTGGCCCGGCCGCCGGAAATAATCCAGTAGGTCTTATCTTCGTAAAAGATGGGAGAGTAAGCTTCTAAAAACTTGAACTGCTTACTCATTTGGTTTCTGAGGTAGGACTATCTGGATGGGCTGGAATTGTTCCCCGTCTTGACCAGTGATTTCCGCCCGGCTAACCTCGGGGACAAACCTCTGGGAGATCTTAACATACATTTCTAAGTATGCTTTGGGATCACGATCCCGAAGTTTATTTAGGGCGTCGTGAAGTTCTTCCTCCCTGCCCTTCAGAAGGTTAGCGAATGCCTCACGTATTTCAGTGGTGGTCTTATTTGGTGTGTTGCCTCTGCCCTTAGGGTTGAAGTTATTTCCTGCCGGTGCTGCCATAAGATAAAGTAAGTTTCTTTATCTTATATATGACAACACTGGAAAGTGTTCTAACCTACCTGTTTTTCTTTCTCAACACTATTCCCGTTTGGTAAAGTGGGAGGGGAATATCTGGAAACCTTTTGGGATAGGTCAACATGTGGAGTGTCTTGGGGAAATGTGAGTGAATGTAGGAACCGAAGTATTCTAATTCATCATGTTGTTTAAATAAGGACCCTTTCTCTAACACGTGATCAATAACCATCTTATGTAGGAGATAGGGTTTCTTATCTTGGATCATGTCTTTAATAAGAATAACAAAGAATCCTCCTGGTTTAAGATATGGTAAGGTATCCCAATACATGTTGTCGACCAACTTCCAAAACTCAGATCCTTTCTTGGTTCCGAAGTTGTCGGGGTTGTTATAGTCAAAGGAATCATCGAAGAAGTATTCTCTCTCCTCTTTACTAACTCTATCGGTGAATGCTTTTCTCTCGGGCGCATCTGAAGATTTACCACTCAATTTTGGGTAAGGGGTTCCGTTAATAATGAGTTGGATACTCTCTTTTGGTATTTCCCATTCTTCAAGGTAGTCTTTAATAAATTTGGCATTCCCCTGCCTGAAGAGATAATTACCTGGTGCCGGGTTTTCTCTTGAGTATTGAGCGTCGATAGCCTCTTGAGTAATGTGAGGGTATTCGAGTTCAACTCCAATTCCGAATCTGTTATGATTAACAGCTTCCACGATTGCCGTTCCGGTTCCCACTGTAGGATCCAGAACAAAATCTCCTGGTTCGGTGAACTGCTGGATTGCCCATCTGTAACCTTGGAAGTGTCCAGGATCGAGATGCTTATCTTCCCCGGTTCTTTTTGGATAGTAACCGTATCGAGCGTTGGCGTTGTAAGGACGGCTGTTGTCAGTATCCCAAATTTCTCCGAGGAAATTTGTTCGACAGTATTCACATGTGCAGTGATAGTCTTTAGGGATTCCATCTCTATGCTTTAGAATCTGGGTGGGTGTAACTTGTGTCGTTGATTTTGGTTCTGCCATGCTTGTTATAGCATGACAGAATTAATTTGCTTCGCTTTGTTTTTTAGACTCCAAGAATTTCTGACGACGGGCTGCACGTTCTTCGTTGTGAAGACGGAAACGTTCCTTGATTACGTAGTCGCAGTCTTCTTGAGTCAAGTGGAGCAACTTGTCCAAATTTTCAAATGGGTTATCTGCGTGGATCAATTGCTGGAGAAGGATGTCGTTTTTCATAGTTGTATTTGTTTGATACAGTAAATGTAAGGACATCGGCCGAAATAAAAAAATGCTAATCGAAAATTCTGTTGATAATATCCATTGAATCCAGATCCTCCAAATCATCCAAATCGATGACTGGGGCTATGAGTTCTTGATCGTTCAACTGCTCAGACCATTTGACTATTGTCTCTGGTGAGTCGAATGAAAATAGATCTGCCTCTATTGCTTGGGTTCCATATCCCATCCAGTAGATCTGAAGGAGCTTCATTCTCCGTAGGTAAATCAAACACCTTTCCCCTTTGGTGAAGAGAATGGTGTGCTGATCTGGTTCGAAGTTCCAACCCAATTCCAGCATCTTGACTGTAAGGTCTTGAACTATCTGGGGATCGAACTTAAGGGGAAAGGTGCTTTTGGAATAGGAACGCTTTGTAGATTCTGTCGGATTATCTGCCATGTAAGTTTTACCTACATGACCCTACATGGGTTTCGTCAATCAAACAGATTATTGAAGAGATTACCTTTTTCAACAGGTTTGGAAGAAACACCCTGACAGTTCCTGGCTTTCATTTCCATAATCAGTTGGGCCTTTCTTCTGTAACTATTGGCAAGTTTATCTGCTGTCTCAAAAGCTCTATCATAATGTTCTGGCCGGGTCGGTCTGAAGTATCCTGTCAAACCCTCACTCTTATTGTTATGAGTCATGATCAGAACATCGGTTGTTTCCAACATGTGTCTGACAGCTGTTCTGGTATTTCCCCACGCCCCGTTTGCTTTTTTGGTTTCTTGTTCGGGAGGTAAACCCCAACCTGTTCTTTTCCAGATTGCTCTGTAGAGTTTCTCAACTGGAATGGGTCTTTCTTCTGTCGGATTGAAGTCTGGATTTTGGCCGGTGAATAGTTCTGTAAGAAACTCGACTACTACCTTTTCATACTTGGGTGGAATTCTTGCTGACATAATTAGAATAATTTATTTGGTAATTTGTTTAGGACTTTACGGATTAAAGCACGTTGATCTAATGGCAGGGACTTAACCCACCATTCCCTTTCTTGGGGTGAACTAAACGAGTTCCATACTCTGAATAGTGATTCTGTTTTTTCTTCTTCAGTTCCTTTATATGTTTTCATATTTCCGTTCGTAATAAATTCTTAATAAAAATAAATTGTAAAATTAAAAACCAGAATGGGTCGTTTTGAAAAAACGATCCAGTAAGGTAAAATGTCTTCAGCATTTTGCCTTCACTTCGGTAGAAGTGTAAGTCATTAAAACTTGTATTATTAAGACTTGTATTATTTGCATGAAATTCCTTACATGGGGTTCCATGCAAATTCTTTCATAGGGACCTATGTAAATTCTTTCATGGGGTTTGCTCATCTGCGTGCTCTTTTTATTTCGTAAGGAACCTTGGTCATTATTTTTTCAGTCACAACAAATTTTGGATCTATTGACAAATAAATTCTTCTTTCTGTTTCTATACCTTCCCCAATTTCTTTTCTTAAAATATAGTTCCCTTTTTCTAACTGACCTAACCAAAGTTGGATCGTTCTTTCACTCACCTCGTAGCATTCAGAAAAATACTTATTAGATGCCCAACAGTATTTATTTTTATTGGACAGGGCTGTTATCTCTCCATAAAGCAATTTTGCTCCAGCAGTTAGTTTTTTATCATAACGAACCTCTGCCGGAATGATAGCGTAGTAATTTGGTTTTTCCATTTTTATTCCTTTTATTTCTTCTTATGTATCTTTTTTGGTTTTGGTTTTTTTAACCTAATACAAACCCTCAAATATGTCAAGATCATTATTGACTTCCCTGGTAACAGTTTCGACAGTTTTAATAACTCTACCACCCATTCCTCGAACTTGTGTAATGTAACCACGGGCTTCTAATAGGGCAAGGTGGGATAGGATCACTTCCTGTTTCACGTTAAACAGTTGGGAAAAAAACTGGTCCTTAGCGTAACAGACACTTCCTCTTTCCTCCCAATGGGAAACATAGGAAAGTATTAAACGATCTATTATGTCCAGGGCCTCATTTTTGAAATACTCATGCTTGAGTGCAAGTATTAATGTAGACATTATTTGGATTTTTTGTTAAGCTGTTCAACAAATCCATCTTTAACCCCTTGGGCAAAGATATCCCATTTTCCAAATAAGATGATAGCGGAGATAATGCAAACTACGTAGTCCATGTTTTTTATTTTGATACTGTAAATGTCAGACCTTTCATCGAAATAAAAAAATGAAATCCCACAAAAAAGGCCAGACATTTTTTTGTCTGGCCCTGGGATTACTTAGCGAATCTTTCAGCAAGCTTTCGCACTCTTGAAATCACTGCACGTCTGCAGGATCCACAACCAGTATCCCGATTGTTTAATCCATTTGCCTCGTTGTCGATTTCGTAGGCAAGAGCAAGTTCTTCCAAAGACCAAGTTCTTCTGCCGTCGGTAAACAGATCAATGTTTGCTTTTATTTTTTCTTCCCAAGTCATATTAGAAAATGTTAGTGTGTATCTTATCGATTTCTTCTGCTAAGAATCCGGTTCCCAAACTTGCTAAGATTGCAATCGGTAACGGATTAACCCAGTAGGTCAAGGTCAGGATCAGCATCGTCCATGTCGCTAAACACTGAGGGCAGTTCATGGGCTTCCGGTTCAGGACAGATAAGTTCTTCAATATCCACCCATATGGCTGACTGTGTAGCAGTGCTGGTATCGCCATGGCTACCAGGAGCATCTCCAGAAATAATGTTATTAGTATCTCCATCTATTATTGTTATTAAGGAACTGGGGTCAATGTGGTTTGCGTGAGACATTTTAGATATGTCTCTACTTAGGTTGGCTTCCGTAGACTTAAAAGTTATGGGGAGCTCGTTAAATTTCCATGTTATCATAGTCGTGTGTTATTGGGGTTGGTGTTAGGAACGTTCCAGATCCTGGCGCTGGAGTGAATGTGGGAACTGAAGGTTGTAGTTTAGCAAACTCCTGTTCGAGTTCACCTACTAACTTCTTGACTTGATTCCTTCGTGCTTGGATCTGTTGTGTTCTGGCTGCTGCCTTTTTTTTGTGATTGGGTCGGTTTCTTGATTTTCCCATTATAGGTTTTTCTTAATGTGTCTGCGTATTCGGTTTATGCTAAGAGAAATAGAAGTGCGAGGGATTCCGGTAACCCTGGATAAAGAAGATATGGTGTGGTCCTCATTAAGAAAAACTTCAAATAGTTTTTTATCAAACCAAGGTAGGTAGGAAAGTTCTTCTTTAATTCTGTCTGCAATTTCTGTGGTTGGGTCGTCATAGTCGGGTAGATCTTCGATTGCTTCTATATCGCATTCTTCAGAGGTTTTTCTATAAGTATAGTAGAAAGGAGATGTGACAGACTTCCATGAGTTCATCATAATCCTTACACAATAAAATCGACCACCACCAGAATCTATTATAGTCTCTACGTCTCTCTTTCTAAGGAACTCGTCAATGGTATAGTGGAGCAGTTCTTCCGACAGGGGGTCATTCCCACTTATCCTCTCGGCGGCTTCTCTGAGAGGAATGTAGTTTTCGTTCATGAACTGCTCGACCAAATTCAAAATGCTTGGGTTATACTTCAACAGCTTCCGCCGGGAAAGCTTGGTCACATGGACTGGTCTTACCTGGAATGTGAATGCTTAGGGTTCTTGATCCGTCCCATTGTGGATGAAGTAAAACCCAACCTCTCTGGACCAGCAACTGAATTACATTTTTGACAAACTGTGGGGTCCAGCCAAATTTATTTGCTATCCACTCGTCGGTTACAAAGCAACATTCTTCCCGGATGGTAAAGGAGAAAACCAAATTTAAAATGATTTTCTCTGGATAGTTTAGGGATTCATCCGACCAGATGAATGGGTCAATACGGAGCAATATAGGATCGTTTTCCATTAGTATTCTATGAAGGTGGCGTCGGGTAAGGTGGCGTTGATTAGTTCTTCCAAAGAGCAGAGTGTCTTGACTGTGTGGTCCTTACGAACTGGGTCTTGGATCTTGATGCAAACCTTACCGGATGCTGAGATTGTGATGTCGTAAACAAGATATTCTATCCCGTCTAATTTAATGTAGAAGCCCTCAGGCTTCATTTGTCTGTTGTTAATTTTTTCTATTACGAACGCCATTCTGAAAAGTTTATGTTCTTGTTTAGTATCCAATCGAACGGGCAGAGTTCCACTTCTACAAATTCTCCGGATCCTATGTTCTGGAAAATCATAACGATATTATCGTCAGCAACATAGCCAGAAACGATCTGCCAAACTCCGTCTCTGCCTCCCAGTTCATAGTGTGTCATGAACTATATATCAAAACCATTTCCGTATTTTTTGATCCAGTGACTAATTGCCGATCCACTGTTTAGATCAAAGTGGAAGGCTATCTCTTTCAAGGTTTTTCCTTCTGACTTAAGCTTAAGAATCGCTTCCATTCGTTCCACCTTCCATGGATTAACTTTATAAGGTTTTTCATAGGGAGGTTTTACCCTTTCAGCTTTCTTTTTTACTTTAATTACTTTTTCCTCTTTAGACCAAACTTTCATAAGCCATTCGGGTAGTTCCATCATTGCCCAATATTCAGCAGGAACTATACCCCGCTTTTCAAGAACTGGGGTTCGCGTATTCATGTAGTCAACACTTGCTTTAAGGAAAGCTTTCCACTTATAGTTTGCCTCCCTTAATTCTGATGTATTAATCACCCGATAGGGAATAAGATTTTGGTAAGTTTTATTGTATGGATTTCCGTCTCTGTATAAAAACGATTGACTCTTATGTGATATCCCAGTATAACACTCCGACACAATTCTTTCCGCCGAACCCAGAACTATAGAAGATCTCATTCTTCTACCCTCGCCCCAATATCTATATTGGTCCCTGCCATTGTAAACCCAACTCACATCGTCGTCAAAAACTATCATCCCAAGTTGGTTACACTGAACTGGATGTTTGGGATGACGGAACCAGATAATTTCCTCGTGATCTTCCAGCACTGGATAGCTTGCTTCAAAGTAGTGATTTGCTGGTCTAATAATCATACTACATTATAGGACAGGGAACAAAAAAACTCCCTGGGAAATGGCTGTAACCCAGGGAGCGTATAAGGGGACCCAATGTAAAAATAAAATCCGACAATTTAAAGAAATAAAAGGCGGGTCCCGTGATTATTTACTTTCTGAATCCTGTTTTGTTTCGGATTTAGATCTGAGGATCCTGAATTCGTTAATTATCTTCAGGAACGTCCAGGTAACTGAAGCGATTCCCAATAGAACTTTAAGTGCAAGATCCCAGTCCATTGCTGTCATCCCAAGGAACACACCAGTGTTCACATAGGGAATAGGATCATTTGCCAACTTCTTTATTACCTCTAAAGTGTCCTGCATTGATATAGTTTTTTAGTTTAGCCTCGTTAGCCTCGGAAGGTCGATAAACCTTTGAAAGCTTTATCTCTATTTTTTTAGGCTGTTTCATTTAGAAAACTGTGGTGTTAACGTAAGTGTTCGGGAAAAGACCTTCACAACATCCATTCATTCCATCGTTTACCCAGTTACGTGACATGCCCCACCTTTTCTTCCAGGCATAAGGCATAGAAGAAGTTACCAAACCACCGTAAATAGGATCAGCATAACTTGGCATCATACCGTCAGTTACTTTTTGACTGAAGTAAACCGGGTAAGCCGCGGGGTGAAGCTGAATCCATTCCACCATACGAGTTGCGTAAGTGTTACCTGTATCTCTGCACTGTTGCTGAAGAAATTGTAGTTCTTCTAAAGTAATAGATTCTGCGTTTTCAGCAGTCGGTGAAAGAACTGACTTATTATATATTTTGTATTTTAACGCTGGTAAACTGCGCATAAGGCCCCATTGAATTAGTGCCTTTGAAATATAATTATCCAGTATAAATTGGTTGTCTGAATTATCTGTTCCGTTTAGAACTTGATCCTGAATACTGAAGTAAAATGTAGATCCAAGATAGAATTGTAGTTCTGTGTCCTGTGCAGTAAGAATGTTAGGAACTAAATCTGCCGGGCTAACATTCTGGTTAACCGTTGTAAAGTTTTTAATTTTCTCTTCAGAAACGAAAAGTGCTATTTTTTGTGCTGACATATTCTTATTATTCTATTGCGTCTACAGTAGCTTCCCCAACCTGTTCACCATCTTCGTTGAAAAGTCTGAGTGGTTCGATGTAAAGTTCGTTATCTGGATATCCGTAGTAGTTCATAAGCTTATCGAATATCTTAAGCAAAGACTTTTGGATTGGCTTAATTACTGTTTGGCTGAAGTGTTCGCTGGCTACCAAAATCTCATCCTTATTATTGGAAAGTCCCGCACCACCAATATCTTTAATTCCCAAAAGAAGTGGGGAAGTAATTCTGTGGCCAGTCAAGATCTGCTGAGATAATCTCTGTGAAAGGGTCA